CCTTTCTGAACTTCAAGAACACACTAGAATCACGGATAAAAATGCCCTGGCAACGATACTGGGAAACATTAAACAGGAAAGCAAGTTCCATTCCAACATTTGCGAGGGAGGGGCTAGAGTTCCTTATGCTGATTGCCATCGGGGTGGGTACGGACTCATTCAGTGGACCACTGAGAACCGTTATCTGGGGTTAGGTTTGTTCTGTGATAAGTACGAGTGTGACCCTAGTTCACTTGAAGGTCAGACTCGTTACATGATTAACGAAATCCACTTCCAGAAAGTTCTTCCAGAATTTGAGGCCAGTGGTAAAACTGTCCAACAATACATGGTTCCTGCCTACTATTGGTTAGGATGGGGCATCAAGGGTAATCGGGAGATCTACTCTTATAACTACTCAAAGAAGCTTGTTCTCGTATGATCACAACACTTACAGACGCCCTTAAGGGTATTCTTGGTCTCAACAAACAGATTTCTAAAGAAGAAATTGAATGTGCTATTGATGAACAAACGGTAAATTGTGCAGTGATGGAAGAAGAACCTGCATATACTGGTGTTCCTGCTCCTGTATTGACTCCTCACGATGACTGGTTTGAAGATCCCCCGAAAACTGAAATGCAAATGGAATATGAACACATTAATGATGATCCACATGATGGATGGTGGTTGCGTCCTGAGCATCAGGATACAAAAGAACCCGAAAACATTCATCAGTTGATGTATGAGATGGCAACCAAGAGTGGTGCCACGACTGTTCAACTTGATCCTATTGGTGGATCAGAAAACTTCCAAGGAGGATCAGAGAACTTCCATGAACGATGATTGGCGCTATAGTGACGATAAATTAAAACTTCGTCAGCAAGCACTTACCATTCTTCTTGCAAAGTATGGTAGTGAACTAGACAGCACTAGAAAATCAAAGTATACTAATCAATCTATATACGAATGTGCCCATGATTGGGTTTCTCAAGGTAATGTAAATTGTAATGGCATTACCGCATATTACGAGGCTTACTATGCAAAAAGTAATTAACGTATTAGCAGTCCTATCATTTGTAGGAACTGCTGGTATCATCGGCGGAGGAACAGTTGTTTATTTACGCCGAGATGCTATCGTAGAGCAAGTAAAGGAGAAAGTTGCTAAGGCAGCAACAGCGGCGATTGCAGACGCACTTCCTGGTATGTTAGATGCTGCTATGCCTGAACTTCCTACTACAACTGGTCCTGCTATTCCTTCTTTCTGATATGAAAAAATTTATCATAGGTTTGCTGGCAGCAGCAAGCATGTCTGCACCAGCACTTGCTGAACCGACCAAGGGTTACTATTCCATGGATGCCATGGGGTGCATGTTAGTTAGAGAGTGTACTGATGGAGTCAAAGAGGTCTTTAGTCTTTTGGATATTTCTAGTGAGTATCCCAATACTGATGATTTTTATTCTATTTCTAGTGAATTCAACAGTATGCTTATCGCCCTTAGGCAGGTCGGAGTTAACGTGTTTCTAGCAGAGGAGAAGTATTTCCCTGTTGGTCACCGTGGTGTGTACCATACTGTAGGTAATAACTTCTTCCTGAACAAAACGTTTATGAAGCGTCCTCATGTATTGATGGGTGTTATGCGTCACGAAGGTTGGCACGCTGCTCAGGACTGTATGGCAGGAACGATCGAGAATAATATGATTGCCATCATTCATAATGAGGAAGACGTGCCTGAGATGTGGGCAGAGATGGCACGTAGGTCATATAAAGATATGCCTCATGCTATTCCCTGGGAGAAAGAAGCAACCTGGGCAGGTAAGACTGAAGGTATGACGATGAAAGCACTACAGTCTTGTGCTGCTGGAACTATGTGGACTGACTACGAACCAACTCCTATGACGGGTGAATGGTTGCGAGAGAATGGATACATCAAATAAACCTGAAAATCCAACCATGCCATTAGTCCTTGGATTAGTGGCATGTTTTCTTTTTGCTATCGCTATTATTGTGGCAGGATACTTTCACGGTAATATGCATTTAGAGACTGTTTTGAAAAACGCTATTGCTAAATAAAGTTGCCTTGCTACTCTACTGATGGCAGATACCAAGCCCAAAGTAGAGAAGGAAGACCATAATGAAGATAGAAGTGAAGTCCTTGGTAATCTGGTGAAAGTCGTAGTACTTATTTGGTCTGCCTCTCTCCTCACATTCTCTTACGTTAGACTTCCAAACGGAAACAAAATCTTAGATTTTGATCCTACCTTCATTGCATCGGTGTTCTCCGGCTCTTTAGCTGCCTTTGGCCTCAGTCCTGCTAAGTCAGGTGGTGCTGGACCAGCAAAGAAAAAGAAAGAAGAAGAACCCCCTGTTGCACCTGCTATTGAACCTAAGAGGTAATCATGTCACGTATCAAATGGGCTGCTATTAGTGTTGGTGGTGTTGTCGCTGTTGCACATATCGGTGTCTTAGGACATCTACTGAGAAGACCACCTGAACCGAAAGTTGCTGAGGTTCCCACTATTAACATCCCATCTGGTCCTTATACTTCATATAAAATTACTGCAGGAAAAGAAGGATATACAATTGAATATAAAGCAAATGATCCTGCCATTCTTGAGTCTCAAAGATCTTTGGATCTTGATAAGGAAAAGAAAGGACTCTTTGGTGGAGGAACTGAGCAAAGGAAAGAGTGGAGACGTGATCAATATACCGCAGAAGGTATGAGGAACATGGGAGGTGCCGCAACGCTGGACGGCGAGGGAAAGTCTGCAAAAGAAGTAGAGTGCATCGTGGCGGACGCTGGAGCACGGTCACAAGGTGCGATGGCAGGTAGTGCTGTTGCCACGGGTGTTCTTGTCCCGGCAGTTGTAAACATCCCATATATCGGATGGTTAGCAGCAGGTTGGGCAGCATTACTTGGTCAAAATATTGGATCTGAAGCAGGATCTCAGGTCAATTCTATGATTAGTGATTGCTGACATTTCGGTTTACACAATAAGCAGAATTAACTAGATAGTGTAGTTGCACGAACAAGTATGAAGTTCTTTTTTGCACTTCTCGCTACATTATTTCTTGCTGCTCCAGCATGGGCAGTAGACGTACAAATGGGGTCAAATGGCAATTTAGTTTTTGACCCAGAAGAAGTAACTATATCCGCAGGTGAATCGCTTCACTTTGTTAACAACATGCTTCCACCACATAATGTAATCGTGGAGGATCGTCCCGACTTAGGTCATGAAGCCCTGGCAATGTTACCAGGTGAAGAGTTTGATGTTGCATTCCCTGAAGCAGGTGACTACACTTACTGGTGTGGTCCTCATAAAGGAGCAGGCATGATTGGAACAGTACATGTAGAATGATGAAAAAATTCAATGAGGTTACACTAAACATTACTGTAGCGATCATTGATTTCTTATATCAAGGCAGAGATTATCAAAGATTCTGGGTGCTTGAAGAAATTGCTAGGGCACCCTACTTTGCTTTTCTCAGCGTGTTGCATTTAAGAGAATCCATGGGGCTACGTGGACCAGAACACATTTATCTAATGGAGGAACATTTTGCTCAAACTCTTAACGAGACAGAACATCTGGAATACATGGAAAGTAGGGGTGGCAATTCTTATTGGGTGGATCGCTTTTTCGCCCGACACCTTGTACTTATCTACTATTGGGTCAACGTGGTTTATTATTGGGTGGCTCCTCGCGCTGCTTACCATCTCTCCTACGAAGTAGAGATTCATGCAGCAGAGACATATGCTAAGTATCTTGCCTTGAATGGTCCTGATGATAAGATCCTTGAGATCTTGAATGATGAACTAGAGCATTCAAGAGAACTACATAAAGCAATTGAGATTATCAAATGAGCACTTTGTTTGCATTTGCATTTATTTTGTTGCTAGTTTCTGGGATGCACCTATCATGGCCAGGTAGATACCGAGGTTAACATGGATGACAAAGAAAAGGAGAAACAAAAAAGAATAAAAGAAGTAGCAAGGCATCTTCATCCACATGATGATGAACCTGATCCTACTGCTTACATGGGGAACTACAATTTTCCTCAAATGCTTTTTGCTTTTTGCCTTGGTTTTTGTACCATGTTTGTATTATCAGTAAATGAAATCAACAACTTCAAGGGATGTCCACTCCCAGAATATTTCCAAAGAGAGGTAAAAGGATGAAGGTAGGAATAATTGGTCTTGGTCGCATGGGCGAAGGAATGTCTCGCCGCATGATGAAAGCAGGTATTGAAGTCTGGGGTTACAGAAGAAACTATGCAAAAGCTCAAGAAGCGTATGAAGCGGGTTATGTTAGTGGAGTTGCCGCTACTCTGGAAAGCCTTGTTCAAGTAGTTCATAATCAGGAGGGTATGGTTGGTAGAGCACCAGGTATCTTCCAACTTGTCATTCCAGCAGAATTAGTAGAGGACACCCTTAATGAGTTACTACCATTACTTGGCGACGGGGATATTATTATTGATCATGGCAATAGCAACTTTAAGGATTCTCGCAGGAGAGCAGAAAGGTTGGCTAAGTTGGGCATCCAATATCTTGACTGTGGTACTAGTGGTGGAGTTTACGGTCTGGAGCGTGGATACTGTCTTATGGTTGGTGGTGCAGATAGCGCAGTATCTGTCTGTGCCCCCATTTTCCGCGCACTCGCACCTGGCATTACCGCTGCACCCCGCACAGACAAATTTACTCGCGCAACTAGTGCCGAGTATGGGTGGTTACACTGTGGTGGACCTGGTGCAGGGCACTTTGTAAAGATGGTCCATAACGGAGTTGAGTATGGCATCATGCAAGCGTATGCCGAAGGGTTTAATATTCTCCATCATGGTAATCTTGGTTCTCAATATGTTAAGGAAGGGGATGCTGAGGTTGCTCCGATGGAGAATCCAGAAGATTATCAATATGATATTGACTGTGCTGAAGTGGCTGAGCTTTGGCGTCGTGGTTCTGTTGTTGGCAGCTGGTTACTTGACCTTACCGCTGATGTATTCCGCAGTGATCATGAACTTAGCAAATTCGATGGAGGAGTATCAGACTCTGGTGAAGGTCGTTGGACACTTCACGCTGCTGTGGATCTTGGTGTGCCCACACCTGTTATATCTGCCGCACTATTTGAACGATTCAACTCAAGGAGATTAGGAGAATTCGGAAACAAAATTCTAAACGGGATGAGGTACATGTTCGGAGGTCATCATGTTCGGTGAATTCCTTCTATGGATCGCCCCGATCTTTGTATGTTCCACCATCGCATTTGGAAGATATAAAGGAGAAAATAATTATTACGAAACAGAGAATTATAAAGGAAATGGAACTGCCCACTAAAACGCTAGTCATTTTTGGTGCTACAGGTGATCTGTGTCGCAGAAAGTTAATTCCTGCACTAGAAACTCTTGATAAGAAAGGATTGCTTCCTGATAATTTTAAAATTATCGGAGCAGCACGTAGGGAGAACACACGTCAGAGTTGGTTGGAAAGTCTTGGCAGATATTATGAAGCAGACTTTTCTCTTAAACTTGACTATCATCGATGTGATTTGAGTGATGTGGATTCGTTGCGTTCGATTCCAGTCTCAGATGACATGACATTCTTTTTATCTGTCCCACCAGACAGATATAGTGACGCAATTCAAAACCTAAAAGCAGCAGGACTGGTAGATGACCCAGACAAAAGTAGAGTCATTATTGAGAAACCTTTTGGGACCGATCTTGAATCTGCTAATCATCTACAATCTGTGGTTGCTGGATGTTTACGCGAGAAACAAGTATATCGCATTGACCATTATCTCGGTAAAGATACTGTTAATAATATCCTTGCCACCCGTTTTAGCAATACTTTATTGGAACCACTTTGGAACAGGAATTACATAGAAGAGGTTCAGATCTTTGCTACTGAAACCATAGGGTGCGAGGGTCGGTCACAGTATTATGATGGGGCAGGTGTCGTCCGCGATATGCTGCAGAATCATATGCTGCAAATCTTGTCTCTTATTGCTATGGATGCACCATGCAGAAATGATGCAAAAGAGATTAGACGTGAGAAGGTTAAGGTTCTGTCTGCTACCAGGTTAGGTCACAAAGTTGTCTTTGGTCAATATGAATCATATAAAAGTGAAGAGGGTGTAGACACATTCTCAGAAACTCCAACTTATGTTGCTGGTGACATCTACATCGATAACTGGAGATGGAAAGGAGTGCCATTCCATTTCATGTCAGGTAAAAAGATGCCTTACACCTGCACAGAAGTTGTTATAAAGTTGAAGGCACCACCTATTGGATTGTTTGATGGTCATGAATTTAATGACCGTATCGTCATGAGATTTCAACCTAATCCTCACCTTGATATTCGTATTGATATGAAGTCCCCTGGATTGGATGATAAGGTGCAGACCGCAACTCTCACGCATCCATATCCTGAGGGTGCAATCGATGGTTATGTAAAACTATTTTATGATTCTCTGAATGGTGATCAGTCTCACTTCGTTCATGCGGAGGAGGTTCTTGAGTCTTGGAGGATTGTTGATGACTTGCTATGTGTTGGTGATAAATGTCCTATCAGAACAGCACCATTCATCTACACAGGTGGGTGGGGTCCAACACACAAAACTCAATTCATAACGAAATGGGATTATCCAGCATAGTTCATAAGGTAGCACACGTAGCAGCACTCACACTTAACAACCCAATAGGTATAGGAACACTTAGTTTTCTTTTAGTGTTCGTTCCAATTATTGGTATGCATTTGGTGCATAAGTATGGGTGGGAACACTGGGAACCATTTAGTCATGAACCTCATTCTTAGACCGCTTGCAGATGTAAATGATGTAACATGGAGTATTATCTGGTGTTTGATAATACTTTTGGTAGGTGTGATATATTGTATCGTCTATATAATGCGTATGGCTTTCGATGAAATGAACGATGAGCGACCTAACGAATAAGGATGCTGAACAAGATTCTAAACTTGCTGTATTAGAGAGCAAGATTGAAAGTTATCGTGAACGCATCATCGCGCTTGAAGGAGAAACAAAAGATGTTTCTGTGATTGATAGCACGTTAGAGAATGCGATTCGTCGAATTGAAATGGTCCATCAACGTATTGATAGAACAGAAGAAAAACTTAAGCAAGTTGAACAAAAAGTTCTAGAAAATAAGATTTGGATTCAAAGAGCATCAGCCGTTATTGGTGCAGTGGTAACTGTTATTGGTATCATCGTTGCAATTCCACAAGACGCAGATTCAAAGGAGATCGATTATGGGCGCTATGGTTCCACCAACTCGGAAGAGTTGTTACAATTTCCGCGTAGTTAGTATAGATAGAGTGTTGGACGGGGACACAATCGATGTTACAATCGATCTCGGTTTTGACCTTTATAAAAAAGAAAGAGTTAGAGTTGCTGGGGTTGATACCCCAGAGAAGAGAACCAGAGACCTTGAAGAGAAAGCACTCGGAATCGACGCGACAAACTGGCTCAAGGAGAAGTTAGAAGGTGCTATTTCTGGCGATGACGAACTCGCTGTTAGGACTGAGTTGGTTGGTGGCATGGGAAAGTACGGTCGCCTTCTTGGTTGGTTATATATCGGAGACGCAGAACTATCTTTGAATGAGCAGATGATTGCTGAAGGATATGCCTGGGAATATGATGGTGGCACTAAGCAAAAAAACTTTGAGGAGTTAAGAGAAATCAGGAGAGCACACGGAACCCTTGTTGAGTAATGCCTATTCCTGATATCCGACTTAATAATATTAGAATAGGTGACGTTGTAATCCAGGATGTCCCAAAGTGGATGTCATCAGATCCTCCTATGGCATTACCTGTGGTTCCTCCCGTGACTATGGAGGTAGGAACTCCTATTGTCAATATTCCTGGATGCGTTGAGGCACATAAAGATAATAAGGAAAACGTAAATTTAAAGAATGAAGATGATAAAGGTGTGATGACTCTGTGTGATGCAGGCACACCTTATTATACTGCTATTGATTACGACAGAAATAAGATTGTATTAGAGCAAGAACCACCTGAACCACCTGCATACAAAGCACCACCAGCACCAGAAGCATCAGAAACTAAAACTCCAGCAGTTCCAAAGACACCAGAGGCAGAGATTCCCCAGTGTCCTAGTAGAGCACAAGAATTAAAAAACCCTATAGGAAAAATCCTAGAGGGTAATAAAAAACTTGTCAGATATGAACTAGTTGGGAAAGAATGTCTTCCTGTATTTGATAATCTTAGTATTCCTGATCAGATTGTTCAGAATATTCCATCACCAGGAATGGCAACTGCTACTGTTGCTGTTGCAGTAACTGCGACGACTTCTGCACTGCTCGCAAAGCCTCTTGCTGATCTTTTGTTAAAGGTTGTGAAACCGACTGTGAAGAAGGTAATGAAGAAGGTTGCGACCTTACGGGGTAAGAAGATCCCGGTACAATCGAAAGGGGAGCGCCTAGCTGAGCAGCGTCAGAGGAATCAGGCTGTGAAGGCGTTGAGGTCGGTTCGACCGCTGAAGAAATAGGTGGAATCGTGTGGCGATGTTGTGCCACAGTATTTACATTTTGAACCAACACATCAGCACATACTTTCGCATAAGGACTTCTGGGGTGGAAGCGAATTCCTTTTTGCAATAACTCTCCACAATTTTTTAGACGCGCCAACTCAAAATCTAATCTCTTGTTAGCAAGTAATTGACCCTGTAGTGCAATTTGTGTTTCTGCTGCTTGCTTACAACGTGCCTGCAATCCACCATCAAGAGGTAGAGATAGTGTTGCAGAAAGACCAATACTAGTGCTGTAGTTTCTTGTCATACCAGTTCTTACTGGTTTCTGCCAGAGTTGTGATCCTGGATTATCGGGAACACCATCTCCTTGCACTTCCATGACGGTGATAGTCATGTCTTGACCATCTTCATATGCTCTGACTACTTCACCATCAGAGTTTGTGTAAGTTCTATCGTCATACCACTCCTCCCAAGGCCAGTTCTTGACATTCTTGGTGACCTCTACTACACGACCCTCAAAGTCTCTGTTGTCATACTGAGGTTCCATGTAGAAAGTTTCAAATGGATCCTTGTCATTTGTGGCATGAGTAATATACGGGGTGAAGTTAGCAGTGGGACCTTGACAACTGATACCGCCCCCGTATGTGTTAGTGATATATGGGCCTTGTAAAACCTGGATAGCCTGGTTGGTCACCGAGCCTGAACTGTTTGCGATTGGATTAGCAGTCGCAGAAACACCTCCCACATCAGCAGCATTGACGGGAGATGCGATTAACAACCCTATTACTGGGTAAAGATACTTGTGGTATCCGTTACGCTTGTAACTTCTGTTGTTCTTTGGATCACGGTTTGGTTTGTCATTCCTGGACCTTGATAGGTCGTTGTGAACTGGAATGCTGCTCCTGGATTTGTAATCGTGAAGTTCGAGTTGGAGAAGTCTAGTCCAGTTGCTGAACTTGTTACTTGTCCTTCGATTCCTCCTAGAGGATTCACAGTCACGTTGTTGGTTGTTGTCGGTGGCAGAAGTGCTGCCCCGTTGTTGGACACGTTTGTCCCCGAAACTGAATATTGCCATCCTGTTGCATAGTCTATAGAGTTGATTGTCTCAGTTTGCTTTGAAGTCGTTTCAGTGTGGCTGGTCATCGAGCCCTGTGTGAAGTTCGGGACCACCGGGACTGCTCCAGCAGATTGAAACAGTCCGTGAGCAACTCCAAGAACCAATCCGAGACCGATTGCTTCTTGTAGTTTAGTCATCAGTCGATTACCGTAATCTCTGAGACAAATTGGCCAACGGCAGTTGTACCAGCTCCGCCAGCAGTGATGCTAATAGCACCGTCAGTGCCGATAGTACCTGCCAGATTACCAGCAGTTCCAGCAGTGTAGGAGGTCTGACTGGAGAAGTTGCCAACTTCACCTACAGTAGGAGCCGCAGTTGGAACTGCATCACCTTGCAGGAAAGAAGAACTAAAGGAGAATGCTTCCCCCGCAGTTGCTTGAGTTGCAGAAATAGTTCCAGGATCATAAAGACCACTAGAGATTGTTCCTGCAGAAATAGTTCCTGCTGTGGTTCCGTCCGTAGTATTTACGTTCGATCCAGATACACTGTACTGGGAACCCAGGCGAGTTGCGGTGGTTCTTGCACTATCTACAGTAAGTTGGACACTTGAACTCATTTTATGAACCAGTCCTCCAGCATTTGCTGCAGGTGCTGCCATCAAAATCATTACTAATGGGAGGAGTCTTCTCATTACTAATCACTTGTTGGGTGTGTATTTATTTAGAGGTAAATTTTTTTGAAATTGCAACTGAAATATGATCTGGTACAAGGTGATACCGTTTGAGGGGTTGACAGATATGTGAAGATCGCTTAATATAAATACATGGACGGGTGAGGTTTTCCTCACTATCCAAACACGCCTGACCGAGACTAAACAGCGTGTCTA